AAGGTATGCCAGGAGATAGTTCAAGCACAGACAACGTGCTAGGTTATGGTGTCATTCCAGATACAAACGTTGCATTCTCAGAAGCAACGGTTAGCCGTTATGCACTAGGTATCTACACAACAGATACAAACGTCACAGCAGGTATTAATGGTTGGAGTACCCAAGCAGACGGATACGATGGTACAACTTATACAGATGCCGACGGAAATCCTGTAAAATATGGTAACGGTGACGATACTATTGGTATCAGTTGGACTTGGACAGGTGTTACAACAGGTGACATCTTAGAAGCAAACTACGCTTATATCTTTGGTCCAAGTGCATTTGATGCAGCAGAAGATGCTATCACTGGCGGTGCAGGTGGTGGTGACACTACAACAACAGACAGTTGGGGAACACTAGAAGATGTTGGTAGTGCTACAGATGCAGCAGAAGCCGACGCTGGAGGTGCTGATCCAGTTATTACAACTGAAACCGTAGTTGACACAAGTCGTCCAATACTTACAGCAAGTATTACAACACACGAATCAAGTGTAGCAGACGGTGTACAAACTATTGATAGAGAAAAAACTACAACTACAACTACACCTATGAAAACTGTAACATACACAGATGGTGTAGAAACATCAAGTGCGGTAGCAGATAGTGCTATAACTTCAGCAGTTACAGACCCAGGCTCATTTACAGGTCGTATGGACACAGGCAAAAAGATTGGTCGTGCAGTTGACTTACACAGTTTAGGTTTTGCTGATTATGTAGCAGGTAGCCGCATTACCAGTGACTTAGGAGATGGATGTAGTGCTGAAAGTCGTGTGCTAGGCATTGGTGGATCAACTACCACAGATGATCTAGTCACTATTGAAGGTGGTATCAACAGAATCACTACTAGTGCTGACGCATGTAGCACGGGTGATATGACAACACTACATATGGGCGTTGGCGCAAGTAAGGCACTAGAAAAGTTTACTGTTCGTGGAACAATAAATCGTGCTAGTCAAGATATTACATACGAAAGACACATTGGCGACTTCACTAACCAAGGTGAATATTCTACAAGTGATACTTGGGTAAATGTTGAAGTTGAACCAAACACTGGTAAAATTCGTCCAGTAATGGGTATTGTAGCAGGCAAGCGTTCAACAGATGCTTACACTGAAACAGGTAGCATACAAAGTGCTATTGCTCACGAAGCAACTGACGAATCATATCGTTATGCTACACTAGGTGCTAACTTTGATTTTGATCTTGGAACAGCACACATCAGCAGAAGCACAGAAGGCACAACACGCATTGGTATTGGAGTTGATCATCACATCAACGAGAAGATATCATTTGCAGGTGACTTTAGTAGAAGCATGTCAGATGACGCAGCAACAAATTCGTTGAGTGTAGGATTTAAAATAAGATTTTAAAGTGTAGCCGTGGTAAATACCTTTAGCAGAGGGCAAACCTGCTGGAAGAGAGGGTGTATTGATAGATCCATTCACAGCCGTTGCAGCAGCAACTACGGCATTTAATACCGTTAAGAAATTCGTACACGCTGGTCAAGAATTCGAAAATGTTATGGGCCAAATGGGCAAGTGGTACACTAGTGTATCTGATTTCCGTAAAGGTCAGCAGATGCAAAAGAAACCTCCAATATTTAGAAAACTATTAGCAGCAGGTTCAGTTGAAGAAGAAGCACTTAATCTCCTTATTCACGAAAAGAAGATTATGGAAATGGAAATGGAACTACGAGAATTACTTAACTTTCGTTTTGGATTTGGAACTTGGGACGAGCTAAAAGAAATGCAACGTAAAATTAGAGCTCAACGTGAACGAGAAGTATACAGACAAGCAGAAGCAAAACAAGCATTAATAAATGGTGTTGCTATTACTTTATTACTAGGAGCATTGACTAGTATGCTTGGTGGAATATTTTATTTTATTCTAAAAGCCAAAGGAATAGTATAATTGATACACGCATTTATGCTAGTAGTGTTAATAGCAGACGCACAACAACCGTCGCCTATGTATTTTAGAAGTATAGACGTTTGTCAATACTATGCAAAACGTATACCAAGACAGTACGGAAACTACGGATCAAAGTATCTAGTACCCAAGGAACATAGAATAACTGCTTATTGTAAGCCTGTAAAAGTGCAAGACGGGCCTTACGTATACGATCATTAAATAAATACTATATGAAATGGATAAGCGAATGGTTGTTCAAAGAGCATATAGAAAATATGGTGGAGGAAAAGTTTCAGGAGAAATTGCTTGAAACCTACCTTCACCAGCGCCAACAAGAACACAAAGCAAGAATTGCCCGAGTCAGAGAAACCCTTGATAATAAAACATCAAGGGTTTCGAAAGAAGAACAACACAAACTACAATCCAGTAGTAGAGTACGAACGGGGAGTGAAGAATCCAAACTATCGACCTCGCCCGATCAAGCCGCAATAGCAAAAGCAGCAAAAACAGCAGAGCTAGATGCAATGCGAGCAAAACTAATGGGAAAGAAAAAATGAGAAAAGTATTGTTTTCGCCGCTTTGGAGCATGATAGTTTTAGGTATTCTAGCCTGGATTATGTATATCAACCCTCCGTTTTTAGAAAGTCTCAAATTACGATACTTTGACTCACTTATTGTCAATCAAGAGCCAATTGAAAACAACATTTACACAGTGAATATTGATGAGCCAAGTTTAGAGGCATACGGACAATGGCCGTGGCCGAGAGGTGATTATGGTAGCCTTATAGAGGAAATTTATGCCAGAGGCGCTGGACTAGTTGTATTCAATGTGTTGATGTCTGAAACAGATCGTCAGGGCGAGGATTTTACACTTGCCCTGATAATGAATGACCTACCAGTTATAGTCACAATGCTGGGTGCGGAGGAGAATAAAAATGAACCAATTAATCCTGGTGCTACTATCGTTAACAGTGATTACCTTCACACTATTCCTAGTGTTCCAGGAATCATTGCCAACGTCCCTGATATTGAAAATTCAGCAGTTGGATCAGGCCTTACAAATTCATGGCCAGAAATAGACGGTGTTACTAGACGCATACCACTTGTAGTAGAAAGTGGAGGGGTGTTATATCCAAATGTTACAATGGAAGTGCTAAGGGTATTAGCAGGAGATCCGAGTTTCCAAATTAAGCTATCTCCACTTGGAGTTGACAAGTTACGCATACCGCAGTTTGGTGTTATACAAACAAGCCCAACAGGTGAAGTATGGATAGACTGGAGTCAAAAATCAAAGTCATATAGTGCAGTAGAATTGCCAGACGACTTTGGAGGTGGTATAGTATTTGTAGGACCAACCGCAGCAGGTGTAACACAGCCTTTAGCAACAGCAGCAGGTTCAGTATTCCCACATGAAATACAAGCAACAATGCTTGGAACAGTATTTAACGAATCAAACATTGCAAGACATTCTGATGCCGAAATATGGGGTGAACTTGCATTCTTTGTTGCTGCTGGTATAATTCTTATTTTAGGCGCACGATGGACGTATTTAGGTATAGCCTTTTTTGTGATTGCAGTTGGTGGTAGCATTAGTATAAGTTACTACGCCTTTAATCAATACGGAATGCTCGTCGACGGATTTACACCAGCAGCATTTTTATTGCTAGTAGGACTCAAGCGTTACATACTTAAATTCTTAGATGAATTTTTACAAAAGCAAGCAATTAAAAAACAGTTTGCAGGATATGCATCTCCTACTGTGGTTAGACTATTACAAGAAAATCCAGACCTAATCAAAAAAGGCACCAAGCGAGAAGTTAGTATAGTATTCTCAGACTTGCGTGGCTTTACACCATTAGGTGAATCTTTTGGCGATGACGTGCAAGGACTCACTCGCATAATGAATGGCTATATGGATGCCATTACGCAGCCTGTGCTAAACGCAGACGGAATGATAATCAAGTATATCGGTGATGCTAGTATGCACATACACAACGCACCCATTGATGATCCTAATCATGCTAGATCAGCCGTGCAGTGTGGACTAGATATGTTGCAAGCAGTAGAGAAGTTCAATGAAGAAGTTATTATTCCAGAAGGCAGGCCACCTGTTGGTATGGGTGCTGGTATTAATACAGGACTTGGTTATTTGGGAGAAATGGGCAGCACTATGCGTCACAGTTATGATGTGCTTGGAGATGCTGTTTCAACAGCAGCTAGAGTCGAATCAAAATGTAAAGAATATGGATGCTTACTTCTTGTTGGAGAAGCCACATACGAACAAACAAAGGACGATTTCTTCTATCTAAAAGTAGACGACTTACAAGTTAAAGGTAAGAGTGTAGGACTCAGCATTTACACTGTGTTAGATAATCCACAACATGCTTGGAAAAAAGATCAAGACAGACATGTAAAAATGATGAAAGCATATAAAGCACAAAACTTTGACGAAGCATATAGAATGAGCGCAGCATTAGCAAATTGTTTTGATTTTAAAATGACAGGCTACTACAAAATGTGGATGGAACGTTGTGAATATATGAAAACACAAGAGTTGCCACAAGATTGGAACGGCACCTTCATAGCGCAAACTAAATAATTGTATGCAGCCTATAAGAGAATACTTTTATAATTGGTTTGGTTTGCGTCGAACCTATGAAAAACGCACGACAGATGACATTAATGTTATTTGGATACATGGTGCGAACCAAACTTCATTGAGTTTTAAATACCTGCAAACAAAAACACAGTTTTCAAATGAGATATTAGTAAACTATTCTAGCATGAATAGATTTGAAGATAACATAGAAATGATTGCGGATAAATGCAAAGGCAAAGGCCCACACTTTGTTATAGGACACAGCATGGGCGGTTTGTATGCACTACATCTTACACAGTATGTTAGAGTGCTGGGAGGTGTAAGTATAAGCACACCTTTCCGTGGCAGCAGCACAGCAGACTGGGCAAAGTATATTGTTCCAAGCTATCCACTGTTTAAAGATATAGGACGCAGAGCAGATCCTATACGTAGAGCAAATGAAATTGAATTGAATATCCCTTGGACACAAATTGTAAGCACTACAGGTTCTGTGCCTTATCACAATGGACCTAACGATGGCGTTTGCACACTTGAATCAATGCGTCACAGAACAGACATGAAGCATGTAGATGTTGCAAATACACATTATGAAACCATGGTAAGTGATAAAGTTGGCGATATTATAAAACAAACATATGAGAGTGTAACACAATCAAGAAAGCAGTAGTGTAATGTAGTGCTTGGTCTAATGCTTGTAATCGCCAAAATCTACCTTCGTCACGTTTCCAATTGAACTTTGTATAAAATACAGTTTTGCCCCAATCAACATGCCAATGTATTATGTAATCAAACAAACTATAGATCACTGCCCAAGCAGGTGATACAAAAAATAAACATACTACAAAGTTTACACCAGCGTGGTGTGCATAGTGTCTGTGTCCGTTGTCAAAGTATCTTATTTTGCTATGTGGTTTTTTAATATATGTTTGTAAAAACAAATCAGCAAAGGCATGTTTTATTATTAAGGCAAAGAAAAATAGTAACTCAGTCATTTGCCTTGCTCTCATGCTTTAACAAAAGAGCATTGACTTCATCTGATTTCATAAGCCAGCCAGCTTCATTTACAATAAACACATCACCTGGTTTGTAAAGATAATGTTCTTTTTGTGACCCGTCTTGTTGTTTACCCATTACTTCTCCTGGCCAGTCGCCTTTGACTCTAAAGTTAGCACCTGCCTGTTCTATAACATAGTCCATCCAAATCATTTAACTGTCTCAGAATGTTTGAGAATAAAATGTGTGGCTGCTTTTGATTCGGGCAGTAACACCTTTATATCACATCTACAATAAATGTCACCAGGAAGACTACGACTGTTACTACGATAAAGCACCCAATCCCAACCATTTTCTTCTACTGTTTTGTAAACATCTGTGCCAACTTCACGTTGGACCCACATACGTTCCATATGTGTATCTTTGTGAGTCCACTTGTATTCACAACTGCCTAAATAGAGCTCCATGTAGATACTTATTTAGATTTTGTGTCCCTACAATCACATTTGACACATACATCATTGATACAATCCTTACAGTCTGGAGCGTAACAATGACACTTGTGCCCACAACTCTTACAAGTTCTGGGCGAGCCTTGCATTATGTTAATGCCTTTAATAGTTCTTTTTTTAGATATTCTTTTCCCTTCAAGAACTCTTTTATATGGTCGTTGTTTTCTTTTGTATTCAACGGCATGGCTGTGCCTACCATTTCTGTGTCAGCTGGCAATACGTCAGCTATCGGCATCCCCTTTTGGAACATCTTTTTTCCCTCCTGTGCTATCAAACTGCTTATTAGCAGATTTATATTCATCCACTAGACGTTGTAATTCGTCTTGCCTCTGTGGATTTAATTTTGCCCTATATTCTAAAACCATTGATAGTTTTTGGTTTAGTCTGATCATGTCATTGTCTAACATACGCACACGATCAACCAATTTAATTAGTGTGCCCATGGTTTCTCCTATAACAGGATCAATAGTTTCAGTCACCCATTTCCAAATAAAATAAATGAAATATCCCATGCCCATTGCGGCAATGATTGGAAAACCATATTCACTTACTGCGGCAGCAATATCCATTTACTCTCCAAACATGTTTATGAGTTCTGGTCCAAAATTGCCAGCAGCCCAACCTAGTGCTACAATAGCAATCACACCCATAACAAGCCATTTCATTTTAAAATCATCTACATCCATGCGCAGTGCTACTAGTTCATTTCCTAGTATCCGCACACTTACTTCTAATTTACCTTTATCATCAATCACGTCTGGCATCTTCTTTTCCTTCATTTGCTGCTAACCTATCTACGTTAGGTCTAATGTTTAATGTATAGCTCAACAAAGCATCGATCTTAACTAGATCGTTGTTCATGGTTTGAACTCTGTTGTCTAATTGTCCGATTATGTTTTTTAGAGTAGTTACTCCTCCAGTAACACCTGCTAAAATAAACTTCAATGTTAGGAAAACAAAGCCACCTGCTGCTAATGCTCCTGCTATTGGAAACCCTACATCACCTACTAGTGTTAAAAAATCCATGTGCGCCCTCACGCTCTGCTACAAACATATTTAGCTTGACAAAGACATAAAGTGGATATATAATAAGTATTATCGGAGGAAAAAATGGCTACAACTGAAGAAAAACAGGAACTAGTTGAGGATCTAAAAGGTCCAAGATATTATAGAATTTCACTTTCTGGTTACGGCGGAGAGATTGGATATTTTGCATTGACAGAAAAACAATACAATTACTGGAAAGACTTGAATGAAAATGATGAAGGAACTTTGATCAATTATATGTTGGATCCAGATGATTTTGAAGAAGAAATCACAGAGGATTTAGATTTTCTTGCACAAGATGATTATAGAACACAATGGTATGATGCACCTAACTTAACTGTGCATCAATATGGCGCAGACTTTGGTAGCAGTTATCTCACTGTAGAACAAGTAAGCAGTGAAGAATGGGGTGCTAGTGTTGTAGAAACTGTGGTTGATGGTGAAAGTTTATCTGCATGGACAGACGAAAATGAAGTTGAAGTTGAAATGGGTGTAGATGACACTGAAGAACCAGCATATGTTATGCAAATTTTCAACAGCGAAAAAGGCGGCTTCTTTGATGGATTAATCGAAACATATGGTCCATTTGATCCTAAGAAGTTGAAAATTTATACAACTGAATATTGGAACGGCGATGATACAGTTGTAAATATTGAATATAACGGCCAAGACATCGACAATAACGGCGGCGATACAAACGGCAAAGGCACAAGTTGCTATTTTTGGGAAAACTAGTTATGGTAAATAAAGAGTATAAAGTAGAGGACATTTTTGAGGATGATCCAGACAATCCTGATAATGTTCTAATGAATATTCCACCTGAAATTAGAGAACAGATGGGATGGGAACCAGGCGATGTGCTTAAAATTAAAGTAGAGGAAGGAAGCATCGTGTTAGAAAAAGTAGAGAATGACCAAAAATAACGATATTATAGAATTTGAAGGCGATATCGTAGAGGTATTGCCTAATCAAATGTTCAAAGTCAAATTAGACAACGAACATTTAGTCACATGTTATACAGGCGGAAAGATGCGCCAGTTTAAGATTAGACTAGTAGCAGGCGACAGAGTAAGGATTGAAATGACACCTTATGATTTAGAAAAAGGCCGGATAACCAGACGATTATAGGTTGACAAAAGCCCAAGCCTTTGCTATAAAGTATATAACAAAGGAGGGCAAGATGGCCGTATTAGCATATAAAAGTTTTGAACCTATGCCAGTTTTAGATGGCACACAGGTTATGTTGAATTTTGGTGATTACGAACTGAGCATCGTTAGTCATAGTGGCAGCTATGGTGGCCAAAAAGGCTTGTATGAGATTGCTCCATTCAAGAATGGCCAAATGGTTAACATGCCTGGCATCACAGAAGAACATGATACTGTAAAAGGCTACTTGACAGAAGCTGCTGTTGACACTATTATAAAGAAAATGTATTTTTTAACTGGCAAATCACCGAGGCAAATATGATATATGTTCAAGGCGGCACAAAAGCACAAAGAATGTATGCTTACAGCATGGCGGAGTTTGTTTGTAACAAATTTAACATTGACCCTGATGTAGAAATTTCATTTCGTCGTTTGACCAACGATCGCAGCATTGGTGGCTGTGTGCAAATTGACAATCACGAATATGAAATTGACATCAAACGGAGTTTGCGTTTACGTGATATGCTTACAACATTGGCACACGAATTGGTCCATGTAAAGCAATACGAATTAGGACAATACAAAAACGAAGAAGAATTTGGTTATTGGGACAAACCTAGTGAGATCGAAGCCCATGGTAGAGAAACAGGGTTGTTTATAACCTGGGCTGAACAAAACAAACTAGCACATAAGAAATGGACACAAGTATGAGTTGGACACAAGAAAATGTAGACTTCTTACGTGGGTTAGGAAAGCGTAGCATTACTCTTAACGATTATGTAAAAGCATATTACGATGTTGAAATTCTTCCATATGATATTTCGCTTAATCCTATTCTACAAAAAGTTATTGATAGAGTATATGAAATAACTAAAGAAGCATTTGATAATCCACAGCATGAATATTACTATGCTCCTAACAGACGCATAAATGAATATGGAAATCATGTAGAGGATGTGCTTTGTCAAGCTATTGAAGATGTAGACGGAACTGAAGCAAAGAATTTAGGCGTAGGTTATCCTGATGTTAGAACAAAATTAGGCGGATACTTTTTATACCCAGAATGTAAAATTAGTAGCAACATCGACGAAGTAGGTTCTATGCGTAGTTTCTACACAAGTGTTCCAGCAGAACGCACAAAGAAGATTAAAAATTTGCAAGACGGTATGCATATTTTGTTTAAGTTTCATCATAACGGTCCTGGGGTGCTTACAGGGCGCCATAAGGTATTTGATTTGAACGGCATGCAGTATGTGAGCGAAGCACTGCAACAAGGCAATGACAAAAATGTTTATGCTTGCAAAATGCTTTTTGGTTGACAATGGACAATAGTCCTGCTATTATAAGTTATAAAGCGCAGTTAGGCAAGATAAAGGCACAGATAAAGCAAATGACTACTTATCCTACACAACACTTGATCGAATTGGCTTATGCAGCATATCGCATCAACAAAGGCTATATCAAGCAAACTCGTCGATACAGCGAAGGACAGCCAACAACTTTTAGCAACAAAGAAATGATTACTTTCACTGCACACAGTGATTGGAAACCAGAAGACTTTGTTCCACTTAAAGTAACTGATGCAGATCGTGCAGCAAAGGTAGCAGGCGATAAACACATGCGCCGTTACACAATGCTTGCAATGGGCAACTTGCCCGACTTTGAGGCAGATTTATTTGCTGCCTACAGTAGCAGCGAAATGCCAATTGGGCGAGTAGGATTAGTTGCGTATCTACCTGCATTCATTGAACGCCAGGTAGCCGAAAAGGTTTATAAACAACGTATCAAAACAGAGTTTGCAGAAAGTAAACATCTTGTTGGAGATCGTATTGAACCTAGTGAGGTAGAAATCCTTAAAGTCATTCCTCTAAACAATGACTTTTATGGTGAGCCAGCATACTTGCACTTTGGTGCTATTGGTAAAGACTTGGTGTGCTTTACTGTAAAACAAATGTATGCTGTTGGGGATACGTATGACATTGTCGCACGTATAAAAGGGGAGGATCTCGAGCGTGATTCAAAAACACCAATGACACGCTTAAACTACGTTAAACTCAGAAAACAGGAGATCTAATATGAATCGAGTTACAAAAAAATTCTTAGGCAAAGTATTGCCTCCATTTGGTATTATGGGTTATGTAATGGTTGTAATGACCTTAAGCACTATGGCACCAACACTAGCATTACAAATTGGTATTCCAATTGTATTTTTACTAGTGCCACTTTTTGGTTACATGTTCTATGAATCATGGAAAGATGCTAAACGTGAAGTGGAATGGGAAGATAGAGACTTACTAAGAGATATTGAAAGTAATGTTTAATTACTACAATATTTGGTTAGTTGATGCCGATGGACGCAAAATTAAGCACATCGACACAGTCAAATGTCTAAGCAAAAGCACTGCGGAACAGCAGTGCTTTATGCGCTATGGTTCCGCGAGTAAATACAGTGGATGGGGTAGAGATAACTTTAAGGCGGAAGTAGCATGAATATGATGATGTGGATTGGGCTCACGTATATAGCAGGTTCTTATGCGGGATTTTTATTAGGACGTGGTAAACTTGAAGACGCAATTGATTTAACTATTGATTCATTGATTAACAATGGTTTTTTGCGGCACAAAAAAAATAAAGATGGCGAAGTAGAAATTATGAAGTGGAATGAAAATGAGTCATGATTATCTAGGTATTGAAGATACTTTAGACGAAGACGATTATGCTGTAGTTATTGGAAAAGACGGCAGTCTAAAAGGACTGTATATTCCAACGACAGATGAAGAAGCTGAAGTTCCAGAATCAGTTTGTTATTTTCTTAAAAAATACTGGGGTATCGATGCTAATGACCCAGCTACCTTTCCGACGATACATTGATGACACCTGCAGAAATATTTGAATATAAACAACGTTGGAAGCCAGGCTACACTGTAAGGCTTCATAGCGATCTTGTTAACGAAGGCAAGACTTGGTGTAGACGTAACTGCGACCGTCATGAATGGAGTATGAGCACCTACACAAATGTTTACGAACATACATTTCATTTTGAAAAAGAAGTTCATGGAAAACAGTTCGAAACACAATGGCCTAAATTTGTAAATCAATGAGAGTAACATGGACCCAAAAATTACAAGAACAGAAGCAGTTGCCCAACTTGCAAATCTAGCACAAGAAGTTGAAATTACAGACCCAATTGATTGGAAAACTCTGAACATCACAGAACAAGATGCATACGAACTGATGGCAAACAGTGTTTTAGATCAATTTGGATCAGTTGAAGAAAAATATAAAGAGCCTATCATGATGTCAACTATTGTAAAGCTCTTGGTTGAAAATTTTGTTTTGAATATAAAGTTACATCGGTGATAATATTAAAAAACCAAGTAAATAAAATTGCAGTCTTTGCGCCTTGTAAATGTGGTTCAACAAGTTTAGAAACTGCCTTTATGGGCTTGCCAAGACCACTGCGTCCTTTGGTAAAAAAAAGTGAAAAGTCAGCTATTAGTGATGAAATAATTTTAGAACCTTACAGCAAGATATATCTGTTTACTAGACAAATTGAACATTGGTATAGAAGCGGATGGCATATGGGAATGATTGCCAACGCTTATGGAAATAAAGTAAGGTTTGGAAAATATAAACCTAAACGCCAAACATTTTTACAACATTTAGAAATAGTGAAACATTATACAAAAATCGCTACAGATTTGGCAAATGACAACAACTTGATAGAACTTGGCGTCCAATTTCCTGGAATGGAACAATACTTTAACCATTGTATCTTCAGTCCTACATGGATTTACAAACACAAGCTGAAAGAAGATCCTAAAGTAGAATTAATTTCATTGCAGGACACAGAAAACTTAGTCAAGGCTTTGAAGGAAATTAGTCCTCATTTGCGCCTGTTGCATAGTAACAAAAGTTTACATTCGCCATATGATATAAACCGTGAAGAAACAGGTAAAATATTAGACATTATAAATACCATATGATACACAAAGGACACATTAAACCCTCTTGGGACATCGAAGAGTTTAAAACTTTAGACTACAAGTTTGATACTCACAAGGACAATGACTTGTTAAACAAGTTTGCCAGTGTTGGGCATAGTAAAATGTATATGACATTATACAATTACTTCCAACCAAATCCTTTCCCACCAGTGGTGTTTGATTATATAGTTCCGCAGTTTGAAATTACTAATGTCAGTGTAGCAATCAACTTGTTCACACCTGGTCAATATCTACCGCTACACGGAGATTTGTATGGCAAGTATAAAACATTTCACGGATTGAAAAATCAAAACATTAGACGCTTTGTTGTAATGCTAGAAGACAGTGTGCCAGGACAAATCTCGCAAGTGTGCCATGAAACATATGGTTATTGGCGAGCTGGTGATTGGTTTGGCTGGGACAATGATGATCCTCATGCTGTATACAACTTCAGCACTGTATGGCGCTATGGCATACAAATAACTGGCGTGCCTAAAGAACCACAAATGAAATTGTTTACTGAATATCCAAATTTAGGTTGACAAATTAATTAATCTTTGTTATAAATAAATCATGTATAAACATCTAAGGATAGGCAAATGAAAAGGTCACTTTCTACAGTAGCAGCAGTAGCACTTATGGCTACCTCAGCATCAGCTGAAACTAGGTATGCTACTATTACACATATTCAACCTAATTATCAAGAAGTTACAAGCAATCAACCAGTAAAAATTTGTAGTGATGTTGAAGTGCCAATTTATGGCAATGTTCAAGGCGGAGGTGCGTCTGGCGGTGATGTGCTTACTGGAATGATTATTGGTGGTTTACTAGGCAAAGGTGCTACAGGGAAAGACAACGGCGCTGCCGCAGGTGCTGTAATTGGTGGTATTATTGCTGCTGACAAAGGTAACCAAAGCCAGCGGGTAATCACTGGATACAAAATTGAACGTCAATGTAGACAAGAAAATCGCTATACCACAACCACACAGATTAAAAACTATCGTATCACATATCAGTGGGATGGTATCAGCGCACGTAGTTATACCTACAACAAATATAATGTAGGAGATCGTATTCCAGTATCAGTGAGTATTGTAGCACAATGAGTGGATACAAAATTGATGAAGTAATTTCATTGCTTTATCAAATCAATATACGTCTTAAACGCATTGAAGATCAAATGGGGATGGATGAGCAGGAACTTGAAGATATTCTAAAAGATTTAGAAGAAGAACTAAGTAGACCTGCTCCAAAGAAACCAAACTTAACTGTGGTAAAAGACGAAAAAGACACAAACGTTTTTGAGTTTACACCAAGATAGGTCGGGGGGCAGGATGGTAATGCCTTTAGCAGAGAGCCTATCTGCTAACTTTGATAAATAAAGTATAGGAGATAGGTTATGAATGTAAACGAGAAAGGAAATGTTGGTTTAATAAAAGTAATGTCAGACTTGTATGACAAAGGTTACCATTGCTTTACACCATTTGATGATTTTAGTCCTGTGGACTTGATTGCGATGGATAAACAAGGTAATATTAAAAGATTACAAGTAAAGTATCGTTCATTACTTCCGAGCAAAGGCACATACGAACTTGCCGCTCGTAGTATGGTAAACAAAGTAAGCAAAGATATTGATAGAACACTTATTGATGGATGGGCTGTTTACTTAGAGGAAGAAAAGAAAGTTACTTATTTGCCAGTTACTATAATGGAAGGCAAAGGCGTTCATTATATTAAACCAGGAGAAGTAGAAGAGATTTGGTGATGTGGCTGAGTGGTCGAAAGCGGCTCCCTGCTAAGGAGTTGAACGTGATTAAGCGTTCCCAGGGTTCGAATCCCTGCGTCACCGCCATAAAAGGGTTGACTGGGTTCGATTCCCAGTCCGACCGCCAAAGCTGGACTAGCTCAGTTGGTAGAGCAAAGGAATAACGCTGCTGTGGCCGAATGGTAAGGCAACTGACTTGTAATCAGTAGATTGGGAGTTCGATTCTCTCCAGCAGCACCATATGCGGATATGGTGGAATTGGTAGACACGCTAGATTTAGGTTCTAGTGCCGCAAGGCGTGGGGGTTCAAGTCCCTCTATCCGCACCAAATATTTTAAAGGGGCCTTAGTATAGTTGGGAAAACATCGGATTTGCATTCCGAAGTCAGGGGTTCGACCCCCCTAGGCTCCACCAATAAAGGAGAAGCTGTTCGATCCCGGTTATCTCCACCATACTCCCCAAATAAATAGAGTAATGCACGGCCACATAGTTTTATTCAATGCAAGTCAGTTTCAACGTAGATCAAGTGGTGCTTATAGGACTGCAAACATTCTGCGTGATATGGGTTTTGAAGTAGAAGTGATAGACTTTGTTGAGCAATGGGATATCCAAAAACTCAAAGAGTATGTAAGTAAAATTGTTACACCAGACACTGTTGCATTTGCATTTAGTTATACATGGATGCTTCAAGACATTATTGGAGAATATGTGCAATGGCTCAAAAAAACTTTTCCTGGTAGAAAATATTTCGCAGGTGGACAACAACCATTCCAAAAATACGAAGGGTTTGATTTAGTTTGCACAGGATTTTTTGAACATGCAGCTGACCCTATCATTGATTATCTGTTCAACAACGGACCACCTCCAAAACATACTATGATACACAATGGTATGACAATGCTGGTGAATGCAGACACAGATTATCCTGCACACAGCATCAGAGATCTCACAGTTACATACAATCACAGCGACCATATACAACCGTTTGAAGCACTAACCATTGAACTCAGTAGAGGCTGTAGATTCAAATGTAAATATTGCAGTTATGCTTTTTTAGGATTTAAAAAAAGTGTGTTTCGCGATCCTGAAAATGTTAGAGAAGAGTTAATAAACAATTACAATTTATATGGTGTAAAAAATTATATCATTGCTGATAGCACAGTAAACGATGATGATGACAAATTGCGTATGATAGCAGACGTTGTTGAAAGTTTGCCATTCAAACCAAACTTCAGTGCTTTTGTTAGAGTTGACCTAGTAGTGGTTAGGCCATATCAAAAAGAATTATTGAAACGTGCTAGAATATGGGCACACTTTTATGGTGTAGAAACTTTCCATCCTGTGGCTGCGAAAGCGATAGGCAAAGGTATGTCACCTAGTAAAATAAAACGTTGTTTAATTAATATGCGAAAGTATTTTTTAGATCATTTAGGTTTATATCGAGGTAGTATTGGATTGATTGCTGGATTACCAGGAGAAGATGAAAAAAGTTGGCATAAAACTCAAAAATGGATGAAGAAGAACTGGCGCACTGAAACATGGCATTGGTGGCCTTTGGATATAACCAACGACAGTAGCAACGATAACACAAATAGTTTATTCAGCGACGATCCGGCCAAGTATGGATACAGCAAAATATCAGATCAATCAACTATTGACGCATTAAAAAATGAATACGAACAGTTTGGTAAACTTGCACATCATAGACTTGACGATCACTATTTCTTTTGGCAAAACGATCAAACCAACTTTTATGAAGCAAGCATGTGGTGTAGCAAAATGTTTTCTCCTGAAAACATCTTTACAGTAGAGCCAAACTTTTATATTATGAACAGACTATACAGTGTGGAAAACCTACGAGATGCATTAAAATTAAATGTTAATATATGGGATGACAAAAAAATAGATACGGACACAGATCCTGATCCGTTAGATTTATATGTGACTAAAAAAATAGAAAGCAAACACAACCAATGAGAGTTGATCAAAAAACAAATATGTTTCAATTGGCTTGTTATGTAGGCGGACCCTTGGTGTTAATTTTTAACTTTAATGCAGCATACCTATTTGGCTCGTGGTTATTTTCTTGGATAGTAGTGCATGTTGGAATCAGTATGGGGTTACATCGTTGTTTTTCTCATAAATCTTGGGAACCAAAAAATAATTTTATATTAATTATATTACATTTTTTATCTGTAATTAACACAGTTGGTCCTACTATTCCATGGACTGCTACGCATAGAATACACCATAAGTATTCAGACACTGATAAAGATCCGCACTGCATTAGAAATTCTACCTTGTGGCAAAAGTTTAAATTATGGCATAATTTTGTGCCTTATCATCATGTAAGTCCAAGGATAGTCATTGATTTACTAAAAGATCCGTATCATAGATTTTTTAACAAATACTATTTTCATATATTAGTTGGCTGGGGATTGTTATTGTTTGCTATCAATCCTGACTTGTTTATGTATGGATACCTAGTAAGCACAATGTTTTGTTTACATACTATATCCTGGATTACTGTAGGTGCCCATATGTTTGGACATAAAGATACTGACACAAACGATGATTCTAAGAACACATTTATTATGGGATTATACTCTTGGGGAGAAGGCTGGCACAACAATCACCATGCGGCACCTTGGAGTTATGCGTTTGGATGGAACCGCGGACAACCTGACTTTGGTAAATGGTTGATTGAAAAACTAGCAAAACCTGATTCACTCAAAGGTGTAAATTATTATGATAAATGAAATTGTATCTTCAGGTAGAGTAAGATTACATGTATTTGATCATGACAATGTTGAATTTGAAAAAGTAAGACAAAAGTGCTTAGAAGAAGATAATTGGCTACGAGAAAATTATACAAAAGAACGCTGTGTAGTTGAGGATCATAAACTTTTTTGGATTGCATACTTAGACGATAAACTTTGGCACTTTAGCGGGTTGCTTGAATTATCTCCACACGTTGCTAGAATACTCAACAGAACTTATATGTTTCCTGAATGGCGTAGTCCAAGAAAAATTACGTATCATCATGATCAACTAGCTAATCATGTAATTCCATTGGTAGAACAAGTATTAGGATTTGAATACGATTTATTGTTTTTTAGTATGCAAAGACGCAAGCGTGGATATCAAATTGAAAAACAACCTTGGTGGGAAAATGTGAAACGTAGCTGGATGAGTGTCACAGACAAATGGCAAGCATTTGATGCCGGCCTTGTTAGAATATATCCAGACGAACAAGAAAGTTGTTATCAAAATGTAATGTATAAAAGCAATGGATATACATTACAGGACTGGGGTCCGCGAATTATTACCTATGAAGAATATATTGAAAAATTTTACAAAAAAGATGAAGATTTTTTTGTTTCTTGGCAATAAAAAGGTTGACCTTTGGTGATTCTTTTGCTATATTATAAACATAACAAAGACGACGGTCCGAGTTAGATAGTGCAAGGAAACGCTGCTTTACAGAGGCAGTAACTTGGCTAGTAGCTGTAGTGGCAGCGCATGAGCATGGAGACATGAAGATGCGTATTTTGGAAGTAACTATCCGATGCTAGGCTCCGCTGAATTGATTGACAGGATCTGTTGAGGCGGTTGTTGGTAATCCTTAATCCAACCTATCACAGATAAATAACAATGAAGGAATTTTTTACATGATCAAGACTAACACAATAGGTATAATATATTGGCCATCACGAAAGTGGGGTATGTCTTGACGTGACTTTATAAAAAAGTTATTTCAACAGCCCCTAGCACTAATAATGTTAGGGGCTTTTTTTATGACTACACTACACCTTACTGCAATAAGGTGTCGTTGCAGAGACAGAGGCTTTGAAAGGGCTAAAGATAGTGTAGTTTTAAAAAAAGTTTTATGCAGGTGCGCTACAGTCGGAGAGGTAGGCTGGTCTCCAAAACCAGTGCGTTAGCTGAGCGAGTTCGAATCTCGCCACCTGTGCCAATATGTAACATAGGGCTTGTAGCTTAATGGTAAAGCAGTGCGCTCATAACGCATCGATTGGGGATTCGACTTCCTCCGGGCCCACCATATTCCGGGTGTAGGTCAGTCTGGTAGACCGCTACGTTTGGGGCGTAGATGTCGGAGGTTCAAATCCTTCCACCCGGACCATATCGCGGGTATTGTGTAATGGTAAGACCTCTGCCTTCCAAGCAGATGATAGGAGTTCGATTCTCCTTACCCGCTCCAACAAGGAAAGGTGGCCGAGAGGCTTAAGGCGTCGGTCTTGAAAACCGAAGTAGGGGAGACTCTACCGTGGGTTCGAATCCCACCCTTTCCGCCAAAACCGTTGGAGCACCATAAATGGACGTCAGCACTGGTTGTGCGGGAGGGACTTATATCCCCTTAGGCAGCAGATTACTGTTCACGGCTGGGTTCGATCCCCAGGGCGTCTACCAACTTTACTGTGTTTTGCATTAATTGTCTTTTTCGAATCCTGTTAGGACTACCATTTCTCTTTATAAATATTTTATGTTCAAAGCTGTTAAAGAAACTATTTGGCATCTCACTTGTGGTAAATGCAAGAACTGGTTCACTTATGCAACAATGGAAAAAATGTGTATTGATAGATATACTTTTCACTGCCCGCATTGTGGACACAAAGGAGGTTGCGAAGTAAAAAAATGATAACACATTTGATAACTGGAGGTTGCAGCTTCAGTGCTGATATGTTTTGCTGGCCCGTGCATTTAGAAAATCAGCTAAAAGTCACTCATGATCAAACAGGTGTAGGAAGCAGTGGCAATGATTTGATTTCTCGCAAAGTAATAAGACAGGTATATGATTGTTTACAAGCAGGAATGTCTCCTGAAGAAATGTATGTAGGCGTTATGTGGAGCGGCCCTGGCAGAAAGGCTTTCTATGTTGAATCAGATGATACATTAAAGTTATGCAAACCTTACATCAGTGATACCAGTCCTCATATATGGCCTGAAGGATCAAAGCACGGATGGGTTTTGATAAATCCTTTTTTTGATAACAAATTTGCAATGGGATATTACAGAACTTATAATAATTCAATCCAAGATCAAATAGAAACCTATGAGCATATGTTGAGATTGCAATTATTTTTAAAGAGTTATAGAATAAAATACTTTTTTTCAACCTATACAGACGAAGTGCTAAAAGACCCAAAAGATAGTGCAGTGTTTGTTGATCATTTAAAAGATCTGATTGATTGGAATAGATTTCTTCCAGTCAAAAGTATGCACAATTGGTGTATAAAAAATTATCCAAATGATTTCCCAAAAAATGATGATCCACATCCCGGCAATTACCAACACAAACGATTTGCTGCTGAAGTATTAGTGCCTTGGATTGAAAATGACCTATGATGTTGTAATTTTTACTGACATTGCAGATAAACTTTCACCGCAAAGAGGATTAGGTGCCTATAAAATTGCCAATCTAGCTAGAGCGCAAGGGCACAGTGCAATTGTTATCGACTTTTCAAGTTGTATTACTTGGGAACAATACCAAACAATAATAGACAAAACAGTTGGATCAAATACTGTTTGTGTTGGCTGGAGTATTACATGGTTTCCATGGAGAACATTTGGCGGAAATCAATATTTACTTGGACCTGAAAGCAGAGACACAAGAACAGTTAACTTCAACGAAGGCATGAGTTGGCAAATTTTCTTGGGCAATCAAAACCGCTACATAGATTATGTCAAGCAAGTTAATAATCGCACAGAATGCATTGTTGGAGGCAGTAAAGTTTTTGAATACGTTCGAGATACAGAATGGGATAGAATTTTTGTTGGCTTTTGTGAAAATCAATTTGTAGACTATCTACAAGGCAAGCGTGAACACATCTATAACTACGATCCACGTGGGCATGGTCCAAATCATAATTTTGCTAATACATCGGTTTCTTATGAAGATACTGATTGCATAAACAGTGAAGAAATACTTACAATAGAAATTAGCAGAGGATGCATATTTAATTGCGCATTTTGTAGTTATCCACACATCGGACAAAATACCAAAGACTACACCAAATATCAAGATGTGTTGTTCAAAGAGCTCAGTGAAAATTATAAAAAATGGGGTGTATATCAGTATTATATCGTTGACGACACTTTCAATGATTACACGCCAAAATTAGAACTTGTAAATGAGGTAATACAAAGTTTAGATTACCAACCTTATTTTGAAGCATATGTTCGCATGGACTTGGTTGCAAAACAAAAGCATCAAGCACAGTTAATGTATGATATTGGATTGCGTAGAATTTATTATGGACTAGAAACTTGGAACAACAAAACCAGCAAAATTGTAGGCAAAGGTGATAATAAAGATATTAAAATACAAGGCATGAAAAATTGTAAACAGGTTTGGGCAGACGATGTGTATGTAAATGCAGGCTATGTTGTAGGATTGCCTTATGATAACGAGCAAGATGTGCTTGACATGGTAAATTGGTATAGCAAAGAAGGTAACAATTATATAGATGCGCTGAGTTTCAATGCTTTGTTATTAAAGGATCTTGGCGACCTAAATAATTTTATGTTTGACAGTGCTATAGATCGCAATCCTAACCATTACAACTATACAATAGATGGCTTGACATGGACAAGAAATGACAGCGGAGATATCTCAAACTCTTTACAAGCACAAAAGATAGCAGACTTTGCTAATCAAGCAGTTGCTGAACACAACACATTTCCTCCTAAAGTTTGGAAATATTGGAGTTTATATGATGCATATTGCAATGACATAGAAGGATCAGAAAACGAAAAGTTTAAATATTTTTATGATAAGTTTTATTATAAACAATTGATGGAAAAATTAGATGCGTAAATGTATTGTGCCATGGACACAAATTGAAGTGTGTGCAACAGGGTTTGTTAGACCTTGTGCAGAATACAAGTATGACTTTGTAAATGAAGATGGCAGTAAAACTGACTTAAATGATGCAAACACCACACTAGAAAGTGTATGGAACAATCATGAATATACTAGGTTAAGACAACAGTATATCAACGGCGAAGAACCCGATGGTTGTAGTAAATGCTTTACGCAAGAATCACAAGGAATATTGAGTAGACGTCAAAGAGAAATGGAGGTGCATGGCAAACACTTGCACCTTATGAACTCATTAGATGCACCTAACCCTGTGTTGTTTGATGTTAAATTGGGCAATCACTGTAATCTACAATGTAAAATTTGCAATAGCGAATTTACAAAAAAATGGGAACAAACTGAACTAGAAATTTTTGGACAAGTTATTAATCCTAGCTACGGTAAAGATTGGGTAACACAAAAACAAAACTGGGATAGCATTGTAAACATCAGTGAAAACTTAGAAGTGTTGTATCTCAGCGGTGGCGAACCTTTTTTGATCAACGATCACTACACGCTATTAGATCATTTGATTGAAACCGATAGAGCAAAAAATATTTGGATCAAATTCCACACCAATGGCTCATTCAAACTTACAAATAGGCTGCTTGAAATATTTTCAAAGTTTCAAAGTATACAATTACATTACAGTATAGATGATGTAGGTGCTAATTATGAATATCAACGTCCTCCTGCAAAATGGAGAAGACTTGAAGAAAATTTCAAACACGCTATGCAACAAGATGTTGATGTTAAAATTACATACACAGTAGGATTGCTTAACAGTTTGAGCGGCACAAACATGGAGAAATGGTGTGATAGCATAGGATTTGATATAGATAATCTTGTGTGTAATTTTTTGCATGACCCAATTTTTTACAATATCAGTTTACTTGATAGGCAGCAAAAAAACTATTTGTTAGAACATTTAGGCACTGGTGTAATAGATAACGAAGTGCGAAAGTTCATGGAAACACAGCATCTAGAAGAAATAAAAAACAAAAATTGGCGAATAAATTCAAGAAAAGAACTTGACAACTTGCGTAAGTATGTTATAAGTAAGCTAGACAGTAAGAGCAAAGTGTCTCTTATGGATGTCAACCCTGTAATAGCAAAACTGGTGAACGCAAATGAAAACATGTGTCTTACAACGTAACAAACGATCAATCACAGTAGATGTAACCAAAAACGGTGCTGTATTCAACGAATATGATATGTTGGATTTTGAAACCAGCAAAGAGTTTCACGATCGCAAAAAAGCTGAGAGCTATTTTCAAAGCCTTGTATATGCTGGTTACAAAGAGGCATTGGCATCATGAAGATATATGATCTCACAGAAGAACAGTGCGACATGTTGGACCGACTTTGGGCATGTGATACTGTTGAAGAAATCTATGATATGTTCCAAACACTTGACGCAGACAAATTTAACATGGCATTGACACTACATCAGATGATGCTTGATGAAATTGTTGAAAAAGATAACGATCCAAACAACACAGTGGTAGCACGTAATATGTTGGCTGGTATAGGTGTCAAATGCTAGATGATCATGCAGCAAAATTATTTGCTAAAAATATAAACATGATGGTGCCATGGTATCTCATGGCATCATACGCATACTATGAACAAGGTGATCCAATTTTCTCAGATGGCTTCTTTGACAATATGGGTAAAACAATGTTGGCAGTTTGGGATGACATTGAACACTTCCATAAAGAACATATCACTTTAGACGATTTGGAAGCAGGCACTTTCCTAGGAAAGTATCCAAGTCGTGTTGAAGGTGCGTTACAAAGTTTGCGTGAAGCATACTTCACAAAAAACGGAACAGTCAGAAAAAAGCCCCTTATACAACAAGTTTGATAAAACAAGTATATATAAGTTTACAGGAGGTAACATGGCAAAAGGTGTAGTTAAACGTAAAAAAACTAGGGCAGCACGTAAGTCTAACGAATGGGACCTAATCAAAGACGACTGGGGTTGGCAAAAAGCTCATTACTATATCCATTATGAAATCGACAGTAAACAATGGTTAGTAAAAGTCAAAGAATATATCAAAGCAAACTATGATAAAAAAGTGGTTGCTAATATCAACAAGCTGCCGGACTGGAAAGTAGGCGGCAAAAGTCACTATGCTACAGCAGCACATTTTGAAACACATTGGCCAGATCGAGTTGTTGAAGGATACAAAGGCGCACTTGATCGTTGGATAATAGGATTGGCAGAAGAAGGTGCCAAAGTTGTAGAAGAAAAGAAAGCAGAAGAAAAAACCAAAAAGAATGTGTATGTGCCAAGCATACAAGAACGTATTCGTGAACAAGCAATTGATGTGTGCGAAGACATAGACACATGGATGGATGGTTTTATCACCGACAAGAAAAACTTTGATCCAAAAGGTTTTGACTTTGCTAGACATTTTGCCAAGCACAAAGTCACACAAGCACATGCTAGAAAAATCATGAGCTTTTATGCTGGCGAACTTGAAGAAGCAAGGGTAATACAAAAACTGCCCACACCTGGTGAAATCAATCGCTGTAAGGACGAGTTTGAAAAAGACCAATTACAGCAGCTACGCGAAGGCTACAGCCACCTTACTAAAAAAGACGCTAAAGCATACTTGACAGCATTAGAGCTGCTACACGGCGCTTGTAGCGTGGTTATAGACGCTGCTAAAGCAACACGTAAACCACGCAAGAAAGTAGCGCCAAGCAAAGAGAAGTTAGTAGCAAAAGTCAAGTATTGCGAAAAAGACGACAAACTACAATTGGTTAGTGTTAATCCGTTGGAATTGATTGGTGCTACAGAAATTTGGGTGTATAACATCAAGACACGCAAACTGGGCAAATACATAGCAGATGAACATGCCACTATACAAGTTAAAGGCACCACACTTTTACACTACAATGAAAAAACCAGTATCCAAAAAACACTTCGCAAACCTGACGAAACACTCAAAGAGTTCAAAAAAGCGGGCAAGGTCCAATTGCGTAAATTCATGGATGAGATTAAAACGACAGATATTAAACTAAACGGTAGGCTTAACGCAGACACAATTATTCTAAAGGCAACACAATGAACAAAGTAGCAGATACAGTAGCAGCTCTAAAAGGCATACCCACACGAGAAGAATTACAAAAACTACTGGTAGAAGAAGTGGTTTACATAACTTTTAAAAAACTAAACGGCGAAGAACGTAGAATGCAAAGCACACTTGTTCCAAGCATGTTGCCTCCAGCACAACGAGATGACAAGCTCAGCCAAACCAAAATTCGCAACTTAGAAGAAAAGGTATTTGTGGTTTGGTGTGTGGATCGCAGTGCTTGGCGCAGTTTCCGCTATGACAGAGTTACAGCAGTAGAAGTAGATCACCAGTATGGCAACGGACATGAGGATGGTGCCAACTATTAAATATATAGATAAACTCTAATATGACATAATAAATACTGTATGAAAAATATTACACTTGAAGCATTGGAGCGTCAAGTATTGTTATGGAACAGAGCAGCAATACTGGCGCCCATTTTTTTTACTGGCCTTCTTATGTTGGCTTGGCTATTCAGTTTTTGTAGCACACAAACACTGTTCTTCATTGCCTGTGGATTGTATTTTGTCACAGCAGTGATTTGGTGGTGGTGGACAATGAAAAGTATTCATATGTTAGTAAAGATTTTATCTAGCACAAACATCGGTATCAAAGAAGTAAGCAATGAACTTAAAAATATTCGAGAAGAACTAAAGGTTGACAACCAATCTGATAACTAGTATTATTAAACTAAGAGGACTAATGTGTTCGCCCCTCTATAAACATTCCGCACACTCCAGTAGCCGAGGAGTATAATATGAGTTACTATAGCACGAAAACATATGGGCACAACATTGGATTGAGTGCCTGCTTTAGACAACCTAAAGCACATAGCCATTGTAAATTTTTACATGGATACAGTTTACAATTTAAATTTACGTTTGGAGCAAGTGAATTAGATGAACGCAACTGGGTTGTGGACTTTGGTGGATTAAAACCATTGAAGGCATGGCTTGAAGATACATTTGATCACAAAGTTGTATTGGATAATGATGATCCGGAAATGGCAACATTTGAATTGCTACAAGAAAAAGGACTAGCAGAACTTACACTCTTAGATGGTGTAGGAGTAGAAAAGTTTGCTTATCATGCATGGAAGTTTGCTAATGATCTTGTCAAAGAAATGACAGATAATCGTTGCTGGTGCGAAAGTGTAGAATGTGCAGAGCATGGTGCTAACAGCGCAATTTATACACCTTTTCAAGTGCAGAAGATGTCTTTTGTAGATGGCTAAGAAATACAATCCGGGCGAAACTAAAGCACAACGCAAAGCTCGCAAAGCAATAGAAAAAACAGCTAAAGACTGCAATGCAGTTTTTGAGGATGCTACCAAGATTGCTGAAACACCTAAACTAGATAAACATATTGTGTGTTTGAAATGGGGAACCAAGTATTCTGCAGACTATGTAAACAAACTCTATAACATGTGTAATCGACATAGCCAACAAACTTACCAGTTTCATTGTTTTACAGATAATGCTGCCGGTATACAAAATGGTGTATGTATTCATCCTTTGCCCAATATAGACAAGATACAAGGATGGTGGTTTAAGCCATGGTTTTTTAGCACCGAGTTGCCTATTAGAGGAACACTATTGTTTTTAGATCTCGATGTAGTCATATGTAACAATATAGATAGATTTTTTAACTTCGAACCAGAAAAAGATTTTGTGATAATTAGAGACTTCAATAGAAGTATTAGAGCAACATGGGATAGAGTCAACAGCAGTGTATTTAGATTACGCATTGGCAGTAGAGCTCATCAATATCAAGATTTTTTAGATAACAAAGATCACAACATAAGACGTTTACCAGGGGACCAAGATTGGATGTATAGAGGTGCAAGACCTTTTACATTTTGGCCAGATGAATGGGTGCGTAGTTATAAATGGGAAATGCGTGATAGGCGAGATTTAGAATTGCGTAACGGTGTTAGAGTATTCAAAAATATTGGCTATCCAAAAGTAGAAAAACAACAAAGTATTGCAGTATTTCATGGTAGACCAAATCCAGAGGATTGCAAAGATCCTTGGGTGATTGAGAACTGGCGATGAATAGAATGCAGGATTTTTTACTTTGGTATAAACATTTACGCAAAGAAGGTAGACGTATGTATGGCGATAATCAGGTTGACTTAGCTTGGTATGTCAAGTATAATATGTTTAATTGTGTTTGTTGGGCATGGTATAACAGTAAGCACACCACATTAGATGGAAAATATAAATGAATGATCTTAAATTTACAACCGCAGGCGATTACATGAAAAGTTTAGAAACTCCTAAACGTATAGGCTTTGCGTGTAAGTATTTGCATCATGACCAAACACAAAAGCCTAAGATACTAGAAGAACTACAACGCCCACTAACTGAGAAATGCACAACAGTAGCATGGCTAAATAGACAGAGTAAGGATGTTGCAGAACAACGACTATGGGACATTATGGTCCATAACGCAGCGGCAGCAAAGAGGTTAGTAGAATATGTGGGAAGCCTTCCTCCAGAACTTCGTATGGTCCGATTGGGTAGCAATCAGCTTCCTTGTGCTACCGAGTCTAGCTGGATGTATTTTTGGTCTAAGCCTGACGTTGTTGAATACTGCGAAAGAGAATATTCAAAGGTTGGTGAGGCCGCAAGGCTTTTGGATGTCAGATTATCAATGCACCCAGGACAATTTACGGTGCTCGCCTCCGATAACGAGGAAATTGTAGAAAGGTCAATAGATGAGTTCGAATATCACATCAATCTCGCGAGGTGGATGGGCTACGGTAAAAACTGGCAAGACTTCAAATGTAACGTCCACATCTCAGGACGCAAAGGTCCAGCCGGTATCATCGACGTCCTTCCAAGACTGTCTCCAGAAGCACGAAACTGTATTACTATCGAAAATGACGAAAACAAGTGGGGTCTCGAAGCAAGCCTAGAACTAGCAGATCATTGTGCATTGGTATTAGACATACACCATCACTGGGTAAACACAGGAGAGTATATAGAAGCAAATGACGATAGGATCAAGCGTATTATTGATAGCTGGCGTGGTGTTCGTCCTGCTATGCATTACAGCCTTTGCCGTCCGGAGTATCTCGAAGGACATAGATCAAATGTTAGACCAGATATGGAAAGACTTTTAGAAGCAGGCTACAAAAAACAAAAACTTAGAGCACATTCAGACTACTGCTGGAATGATGCGTGTAACGACTGGGCATTGTCCCATTGGGAATGGGCTGACATCATGGTAGAAGCTAAGATGAAGAACTTGGCAAGTGATCAATTATTACAAAGGTATTACATAAGTAAAGATCCGTTTATAGGTATACCTAACGCAGCATAATGTTTGTAAATGACGAAAAAGGTATAATCATATCAGTGCCAATGAAATGTGGCACTGAAACTTTTGCAACAGCTTTACCAAAAGACTGGATAGATATTTACGCAAACCCAAAATTTGATGAGATACCTTTATCAGCATTAGAAAAAACTCTAAAAGTATGTGAACTTACAAATAGAAATCTAAACGATTATACGCATTATGTAATTGTAAGACATCCTGTAAAATGGCTTGTAAGTGGATTTAGGTTCTTACAAAGTCTACAAAAGAATCCAAAACATTTTAAGTATCATACTAATTTTGAAAAGCATCTACATGATGTATATTTAGAAAGAACACAAAATTATCAAGCATTTGATGGTTTCTGGAGCGATCATTGCAGTGTTATGCCAGATCAATATTGTGACGAAAATGCTATACCTATAAAGTTAGAAAATATTGATGAATTTTTTAAAACTTTTGATATATACAACATTCCATTATTAAACAAAACTAGTTCTCGGATACCATATCCTCGTTTAAATACTCTATCAAAAGATTTATTATATAAAATATCTGCTGATTATTGTAAAAGGTTTCATTATGTTATGGATATATAATTCAGATAATAAAGTGATAATTTGTGCACCTTGTAAAACAGCAAGCACAAGTTTAGAACACAGCTATCGTAAAGGAACTAACGGTGCTCTGGGATTGTATGGCAGAGAGGATTTGAAATTTATCAATGATCGCATATCTCGCTTTGATAAATGCATACTATTAAGTAGAAATCCATATGATTGGTATATCAGTGGATATAGATGGATGAAGGCTGGAAAATTACCAGGAGGTTTTGATTATCCTAAATCGGTCAGCGTGTTAGAACATGTAAATTATGTTAAAGCATGGACATGGCATTTTCGTAACAAATACGTTCAAACATTTAATTTTGATGTTTCTATGATGTATGCCCAAAACAGAACAGGCTATAGTGATTCACAGTGGAAATCACACTGTGTTTTTAGTCCATATTTTACCTACAACTATATCATTCCTCTTAGTTTAAGAGCCAAATGTTATATAGTAGATATAGAAAATCAACAACAGCATGTAAAGGCAATTAAAACAGTTGATGAAAGTTTAGAACTATTTAATTTAAATAAAAATAATGATATTACACAAGACGACATAAAATCAGAAATTACGCCTGAAGTAATTTCTGCTATTGATGATATTATTTCATATGTCAAGGTGGAAAGGGAGGTAAATACCTTATGAACTACTTGGAAAAAATGTATGGATCTAAAACACCACAAGGTGTTATAAAAGATAAAAACCCTAACAGAGTTTTAGGAGGTCTGAGAGGACAAGGATCTGATCATTACAGCATGTTGGGAGAGGATGGAATGGAACGTGAAGTTCCTACTAGAGCCTACGTGCAAGGATTAGAAGAAAAATTACGTGCTCAAGATCTGCGTATTGAAATGCTTGAGAAGAAGGTAAGGAAACTATCATGAAAAAATGGATCACAAAAAGACTAGATGAACGCACATCCTGGGATGGAGCAGCATTGATAGCAGTTGGACTAGTTGTTTTGATTGCTGGCCCGTTTGCAAAACTTGCTGCATATGCAGCTATTGCTTATGGCGCATGGACAATTTGGAAAGCTGAATGATTTTTTATAATGAGGCTAGAAATCTAGCCTTTTTGACTATTGCAAAAAATTGCAGCGAAAGCATAATGCTTGGACTAAACAAACAGTTTGTGCTTAACGATAAAATAGGACTACCTCAGAATACAGACGCAATTGTTATATTTAGAGATCCTGTGAACAGATGGATTAGCGGCACAGTTGAATATTTTGCTTATCCTGAAGGTCCGCCATGGAAGCCTATGAGTGATAAAGGTATTAAATTAAATTTACAAAAATGGTTAACAAATAAACCGCAACCTTGGGACTTTCATACTTCATTACAATCATCATTTTACAATTACCATGGGTTGAATATCAAACCATATTGGTATCACAAAAATGTGTTAGAAGAAATCAATCAAGATTATAACTGCTTTGATAGAATTTTGCAAACTCATCAAGAACCATTTAGGAAAAAATACAAAAAAATGATACTTGATTTTATTGAAAAAGACAAATACAAAGTTATGGCTCATCTAACCGAGTTATATCAACTTGATTTTGATTTTTTCCGAACGCTAAAATTTGTTAATGGGTAAATCACTGCTGGCTTTTAGTTGCCAAACCATACGTTTATCTACTCCCTTTTGTTGTGCAAATCGTTTTGCATCACAGTTTTCACAAACGTGAAAATAGTTATTACTCAAACGTTTTGGGTCCATACTACCTCTTTCACGTGAAAATTCCTTATCACATGAATCACAACGTAAAACTACCATTGTTTTTTTGCGATTATAGGTATGTTGATTACCAAGTTTACTACGGCGCATATGCCAAGTATCTATCAAATATTCTTTTATATACATAACTATATTTACATTAAGATTATAAAAACTAGCCATAAATATTAGAAAGGATCACTATGAGCATACTAACTTTAACACCAGCAGCAGAGAAACAGATAGACCTTTTGAGCAAGGAGAACAATTGCTACGGCATTACTCTTAACATCAAAGGCGGTGGTTGTGCAGGTTTTGAGTATGATTGGGGCACTATTGCAAGCCCAGTAGATTTAGAAGAAGGTGATGAAGTAGTAAAAACAGCCAACGGCAGTGCTTTTGTAGTAGGTTCACATAGTTTGATGTTCTTAATTGGGACCGAAGTAGATTATGTTAGAAGTTTGGTTGGAGCAAACTTTGAAATACGCAATCCAAATGCACAAAGTTCGTGTGGTTGTGGAGTGAGTGTAAATTTTGATATGGATAGATTAGATATACCACAATGGTAAAGGAATAAAAAATGGCTAAACAAGAAGTAGATATTGGTGTAGAGGGTAATGACGGCACAGGCGATAGTATCCGTGAATCCTTCAAAAAGGTAAACGAAAATTTTAATGAACTCTATGCTGTTTTTGGATTAGGTGGACAAATTAGTTTCACCACACTTAATGATACACCAAATAGCACAGTTGGAAACGAAGGTAAAGTTTTATTAGTCAATCAAGCTGGAACTGGTATTGATTTTTACGACCTAGTTTCTGATGCTAACAATGCTGATCCTAATGATCCTGATAATACAATTGCATTCACTGTTGAAGGCAATCAACTCAAATTACGTGTTATAAACGTAAACATCGAAACTGACAATAGTCCTACTATTTCATCTCCATTGAAAATGGGTGCAGCTATTGCTTACAGTGATACTACACACCCACTAATACTAGGAGATGCTACTCGCCAGCAACTTGTTGACAGCTGGAATACCGTGCATGATCCAGATGTTGACATTGATCATGTTGTTCCAAGTGTTGGGTTGGCTGACAGAAAATATGTTCCACGCAATCATTTTGGAGTTGGCCCTACAGTAGCAGATGAGCCAGTTGATGCAGCAGATTATACCAAAACTATTGCAAGCTATACTAATGGAGCAGCTAATATTGTGTCCCATGGATGGACTGAAGCAGTAACAGGTAGTCCATGGTTATATAATTCAGATGGAACTGATGCAACCAATCTTACAAGTGGTGATACTTATTATTTGCGTAGATCTACTTCTAATCAAGTTACTATTCACCCAACTGCTAACGATGCATTAAACAACACAAACCAGATTATTGCTACCGGCGGAACAGGCTCGCAAACATTCAAGGATGCAAACTGGGACGATAGTGATGGTGCTTTGTCAGGATTTTGGAAAGGCAATGCAATACTTCCAAGAAAAAGTATAGTCCGTAGAGAAGGCGATACCATGACTGGTGCACTTACATTGCACGATCATCCCTCGCCGTTCCAAGGTGCAGGAACTCCAACTTCAGAAGACGATCTACAAGCAGCAACAAAATATTATGTTGATGCCCAACAATATAGTTTAAGCGAAAACATATATGTAAACATTTCAGGCGATGATACACAATCACAAACACCTCCTGGTAGAGCAGGACGTAGTGAAAAATATGCCTATAGAACTATTGCAGCAGCATGTGCAAGAGCAGCAAGACTACAAGAAGCTGCAATGCCTGATGTTGGACCTTATGTTCAGACTCTACAATTTACAGACGGCACAGGAACAAATCCAGGATATGTAACAAATTATTTAAACACTGGATATACAGCTTCTACCGCAGATGCTGCTACAGTAGCAGCCGCATTCACTGCTAATTTACAAAGTGTAATCGATCAAACTGTTGCTCATATAGAATCAACATTTCCTAATTTTGTTTACGATGAATCTATTTGTAGACGAGATTTAGCCCTGATACACCAAAGTATCAGACTTGATATTCTTGCAAGCACTAGTAGTATCAAACATAATTACCTAAGTGTTTACGCTGGACTTAGATATTTCTCTAACGCAAGTGGCGAAATTGCAATTGATACCGGTGGCGGCGGACAATACACAGAAACTGTCAGCGCACTTCAATTTGCAAAAGTAACCATGCTTGCAGCAGTAAACACAGCTCTAGGTGGCAGTGCTACAGGAAACGTTTGGTATCTAACCGCAGCAGCTAGATTTGATGATGTTTTAGACACAATTAACACTGCAACAGCAGACCCTGCATTTGTTGAAGCAAGCAACAACTACAAATTATATGTGTATAGCGGAAATAATAAATTCCTAACACAAGCAGGAGATCCAGCTGAAGATGAACCAAATACAGATATTTTTCCTGGCAAAATTGTTAGAGGTAAACGTTCTGGTGCAGTAGGATTTATAGAAGATTATACTCGTGGTATCGACGACAGTGCAAATGGCTTTCCAACACACGACACAATTTCATTAAAGTTGTTATTGCCTATTGAGTTCGATGACGAAGAAGAAATTGAATATGGTGCGTTTGTTAAGAAACAGCAAATTAGTATTAGAATCGAAACTGGAGTATACGAAGAACAACTTCCAATTAGATTACCACCTAACGTAAGTATCAAAGGTGATGAATTTAGACGTGTAATTATTCGACCAGCAGCAGGCATGAGTTTGTCACTAGCAGCAAATACATATTTCTATAGAGATGCTACCATTGACGGAAACACAACTGCAACAGCAGGTGAAGCATATGTAAATGATTTAACTGGCGACACCGATGGCTATTTTGGTAGGCATTATCTAACCGATCCTACTAGCGAAATGGATATCAGTAGCTTTGGTGCTACAAATCCAGGTAAGTTTAGCGAAGCTGCTGACTTGATTAGTTTAAACAGACAATTTATTATTGATAGAACCATTAGTTTTATCAATGATGCATATCCTGCTTTGGTTTATAATGAAACAAAATGTCGTAGAGACACTGGATATATTGTTGACGGTATTGAATCTGATTTAAGAACTGGCGGAAGAATACAAAGTGGTATAAACCAAAAAGCCTATGCTGCAAATGTTGTTCCCGGACAGGAGACTGAAACAGAAGCAGCAATCAACAATATTGCTACTATTATTACCAGTGTGTTGGCACAAACAGCTTACGGCGGTGCGGGCGGCGACACAGGCAGAGTATCTAATAGTAATTTAGTAGCAGAAACCAATGCAAATACAAACGCAAGCGCACTTGTTAGTTTTGTTGCATATGCATTTGATGCAAGTTATAATCCACCATTAGATAATAACCAAATGGACATGTTCCTTTGTAGCGATAACACCATTATTAGAAATGTCACAGCACAAAGACAAGGCGGTTTTATGATGGTGCTTGACCCTGAAGGTGCTATCTTTACACGATCTCCTTACGCACAAACCTGCTCTAGCTTTGCAAAAAGCGGTGTTACTCAAAAAATATTTGCAGGCGGCATGTTTATAGATGGCTATTGCTATAATGTTCCTATGACTGTTATACAGGGCGGCAACAGCGATCCATTCAGAATTCAAGTAGAAGCTCCTACTACAAGCATCCTTGGATTTAGAAAGCCAACAGTGCCGTGTAGTTTCTTTGAATTTGGTAGACGCTATCAAGTTAATGCTATTGTTGATTATGTGCCCGATAACGGTGCAGGCAAGGCAACAGCTACACTAGTGCTTGATGCAGGAGCAAATGGCGGCAATGGACTAGACGATGAAACTGATAGTGCCGGCGGCCCAATACCAATTATTTTACAAGGTGCTGGTAATAAATCCATGCTTGCAAACGACTATACACAAATTAACGATTTAGGTTATGGTGTTATAGCACGTAACAACGCACTTTCAGAACTTGTGTCGGTGTTTACATATTATTGTCATACTGGTTACTTATCAAGCAATGGTTCTCAAATACGTAGTTTGACAGGTAACAACAGCTATGGTAATTACGGCATGGTTGCTGAGGGTAGCGACCCAGACGAAGTTGCAAAATTAGTTACAATTGGTCAAGACTTAACACAGCCTGTAAAAATATTTAATGTTGATCAAGAAGTTGAAATCACTGGTAATAGTTCGGGTATTGCAAGAGGTGATATTTTACGTCAATATGATACTGTAACAGGTAATATTGCAAATGCAAATGTAATTTTTAACGATGATAATGCAACAAATAGTATTATCAGTGTGAATAGACACGTATCTGCAACCACAAGATATGATTATGCATTCAATGACACAGACGAAATTACACTTAATAGCGTAACAAATGATGGTAGTCTTCTTGCTACTACAAGATATGTTATTGGTAGTATTAACGGATCTGATTGGACTACTGTCGGTGCAGCAAGTAATACGATTGGTTTAGCATTTACCGCAACAGGAACAAACGCCGGAGGTAGCGGAACAGTTTACCAAAGTTATGGTGTTCCAGTGAGTTTGGTTAATAGAGATTTTGGTGGAACAAAAGGTGCGCAACGTGCATTTATTTACGATGCCACTAATTATCCATTAAACGCTTCTCAACTTGAAATTCACCATAATGATAGTGAAACAACATTCCAGCCATATGAAGTAATTAACGTAAGCGATACTGGAAGAGAAATACCATCAGATTATGTAGACGGAACAATTGATGACGATATTGGATCCTTTCCAGGATTAATTGGTAAAAAGATTTGGAGATTAGAATTTACATCAGGCACAGGCGGTGAAGTTTCTACAGAAACAACAGGTTTGCAATTCAACGTAGCTCACGCTACAAATGCTGTGTTGACAAGTCAACAAAACATAATATTAAACGGTATTACAAGTGCAACACTTACAAGACCATCAACTGCTTTGATTTTTGATGAGCAGGAAACTGTAACGTATAGAACACTTGCATTTGAAAACACACTAACAGCTGGTGTTCCAGCAATTGGCGCTCAAACAAGAGTGACCATTGATGATAACTTTGATTACATAGATTTGGTTGTAAGTAATGATTTTGCTGGACAATCACCAGCAACATACAGTCTAACTGGCGGCACTACACTAGGCGATACACAAGGTGACCAACACATTGCTGTGTCAACAATATTGAGCGCAGCAGATCAGAATCGTATAAATCTTGGTGACGATGCTACAGCTGATATGATTTTTGCATGGCAAGGCAAAGTGCATGTTATAACAGGATATCAAGTGGTAACAGATAGCGGAACAGGCACAGATTTTGGTATCATTAGTTTTAGCGACAAATATAATATCAGTGATACTTATGTGGGCTCAGGACTTGCTGCAAGAGCAAGTAATGCAGCTGGTAACAATATTACTTTGCAAGTAGGCTTACAAGAAGCAGAATCAGGTAGTGTTACTGTAAACATTTCAACTTGTCGTGCTACTTCACATGACTTCCTAGACATAGGAACAGGTGGTTACAATACCAGTAACTATCCAGATAGAATTTTTGGTGGTCCAAAAATTGCAGCCGTTACCGATGAAGAAAGTTTAGACAGTGAAGGTTTTGCAAGCAAAGCGCAAGTTCAAGAACGTAATAGAGGTAGAGTGTTCTTTGCTTCAACAGACCAAGATGGTTTCTTCCGTGTTGGTAGATTCTTTACAGTTGACCAAGGCACAGGACGTATTACATTTAACGCTGCACTTGTTCTTACAAACATTGACGGTATTGGCTTTAAACGAGGTGTGCGTGTCAACGAATTTAGTGCTGATGATACATTTACAAATGCTACTGCTGATGCAGTGCCAGTTGAAACAGCAGTTGAAGGTTATATCGACAGACGTTTGGGTATGGATCGAAACGGCACTGCACTTGCTGGTGCAGAATTAATTCCACAAACCACAGGTGGTTTCTTGCCACTGAGTGGTATTTTGCCTTTAGCAGGCAATTTGCGTATGGGTAATAATCAAATTATCGACTTAGCGACACCTACATCACCGAGTGATGCTGTCACAAAAGATTATGTTGATACTGGATTAGCAAATCAAGATGAACTCAGTGAGTTAGAAGATACCACTATTTCATCACCAGCTGCTGGCGAATTCTTAATTTACAAAGACGCTACAGATGGATGGATAAACACAGGATTTGATACAAATGTTGCAAACAGTGACTTTTCAATGACATTTGATGCTACTTCAGGCTTGATGGAAGGACAGATAAATGCAGGTGCTATTGAAAATGCCGATGTAAGTAATACAGCAGGAATAGCTCAAAGCAAACTTTCTTTACAAGCCGCAACGACATTTGATGAAGATGATGGATCAACTGGTTGGGGAAATGGAACTTTTGTCCAAAGCACCCTTGGAATGAGTATCTACAGTGACGAAAACTTTGAAGTAGAACTAGATAGTGCTACACTAACTGGTCGTGTTAGAATTAAAGCACTTGGCATTTCAAACGATGAACTAGCAGGTAGCATTACCAACGCAAAATTATCCAATAGCTCTATTAGTGTCGGAGATGGGACTGCCAATGTTGATGTTCCACTAGGAAATGCTGTTAGAATACAAGGCACAGCCAATGAAGTAAGTATCACAACTACAGAACCAAGCACAGGAAATGTTACATTTGTTATTGGCTTACCAAGCAAAATATCAGCAAATGTTGACGGTGATATATACAATGGCACAGATGTAATACTTGATGTAAGCACAGGCGAATTAACAGGCAATGCAGATAGTGCTGATACAATAAAAACAATATCAAACAGCGCCAACTCCACACAATATTTGACTTTTGTTGCTGATAACAATGCTTCTGCAACAGCAGAAACTCTTAGAACCGATACTGGTATTACATACAATCCAAACACAAATTTACTAACAGTAGGCGGTGCAATCAGCGGAGGCGGCACTATTACAGCTGGCTCTGCCTCAACTATCACTGCGCCTGGCGGATTTAGAGGACCAGGAAATGGTAGTGGTGCTGACAATGGTCAGACTATCGGCACTTCAGGTGATATATTCAACACAGTGTATGCAACTACATTTGCTGGTGTTGCTACAAAAGCTCTTTACGCTGACTTAGCTGAAAACTACAAAGGCGATACAGACTATGAACCAGGCACAGTTCTAGTGTTTGGCGGTGACGAAGAAGTAACTACAACAAACACCAAAGGTGACAGAAGAGTAGCTGGTGTTGTAACTACAAATCCAGCGCATATCATGAACAGTGAGCTTAAAGGTGAACATGTGGTTGGTGTAGCACTTCAAGGTAGAGTTCCTACAAAAGTGCTTGGTCGGGTGGAAAAAGGCGACCTGCTTGTTACAGCAGCTAAAGCTGGTTATGCAATAGTTGATAACAATCCTAAAATGGGCACAGTCATTGGTAAAGCACTACAATCCAAACAGGATGATGGCTACGGAACAATTGAAGTAGTGGTAGGGAGAGTATAATGACACAGTTAATTATAAACACAGGCACAAATGATAACAGCGGCGACGGAGATCCACTACGTGTAGCCTTTACCAAAGTCAATGAAAACTTTACAGAAGTATATACTGATATTGCAGCATTAGCTGATGGTAATGTTGTAACAGATATCAAAGGCAGTGTGTTTGCTGATGATAGTACATTATTAGTAGATGCTGTAAATGGTGTTATTCCGGGTTATGTAAGTTTAGCAACACTCAAAACAGAAGTAGCAGCAGCAACAGATTTTGCAGACTTCCAAGCACGAATAGCAGCATTATAATTAATGCGATAAATATGTATAACAATACAAGGACACGAGAATGGCAAGTAGAATTCCACTAGTATTAGATGAAGATAACAGTCAACTTAGAGAGTTGCCCGTTGGTGATGACTTAGATTTAACAGGCAATAACATCACTGGATTGACTAGTATTACAACAACAAGCACTATTACCGCAGGTGGCAGTGTTACAACACCATTATTACTTGCCACAAATGCTACTGTAAGTGGAAACGTAGAAGCACTTACATATACAGTTGGCGGAACAAACTTGTTGGAGTCTATTGATTTTAACGACTTGTTAAACCAACCATTTATTCCTATTGATGTTAACCAATTGAATGATACTGATGGATTGTTAGGCGGTGGATTTAGTGGTGACTACAATGATTTGTTTAACACACCGGTTATTCCATCTGATATTAATCAACTTGGCGATAATGATGGTATAATTCCAACTGATATTAGTGATCTAACTGATAACACAAATTTGCTTGTAGGTGGAACATTTGAAAGTTTATCAGATGCATTTACTTTTGATGGTAAAGCGGAACAAATTGTAGTCGTAAATGCAACAGAAACAAATCTTGCTACAATTTCAACAGCCAGTATTTTAAATGGTTTGACATCTGCACAGGTCACTGGTGCTTTAGGATTTACACCATACAACTCAACCAACCCAGATGGATATATCAATAACTCAGTAGGTATCACAGATGCGTTAGGTTATACACCTTATGATGCTTCTAATCCGTTGGGTTTTCTTACCAGTATTACCAGTGGCGATGTTACAGGTGCATTAGGATACACACCTTATGATGGCGCAGCCAACAGCTTAGGATTTTTAACAGCTATTAACTCTGGAAATGTTACAGACGCATTAGGATTTACGCCATATGATGCAGCAAACCCAGATGGATACATCACAAGTGTTGGTTCATTGGATGATGTTTTAACAATCGGTTCAACAACTACACTGAGTTTTCAAGCTGGTGCTTTTACAAGTAGTGGTAGAGTAACTGCCACTGATATACAATTGTCAACTGGTGGTATTAATTTTAACCATACAACTGCTACAACTATTGACGGACAGGCTGGACTTGATTTGACAGTAGGTGGTGTTAGTAATCTAATACTTAACAGTGCAGGAACTATATCAGTTCAATCTAGTTTGGTGCCAAGCAGTGGAACTATAAATATTGGCAATAGTGGTAATCCTTATGCGAACGTATATGCAACCACAATTAATTCTACAACACTCTCATCAACATCAACGGTAACTATTAACGCCACAGGAAGCACTATTACTTTAAATTCTACTGGTGTGATAATGACATCCGATTATGTGCAATTAGCACCCTCTGGAGGCGCAGCAGACGGTGACAGACCATCATCCCCGGTCACAGGCACTTTCATGTATAACAGCACACATGGTTACCATCAACTTTATGACGGTGGTAGAGACTTTGTTAATGCAGGTGGAACAGGAACTGTTACAGGCGGTTGGTTAACAATAGTTCCACCAATTGGCGGACAGCCTAATAATGATGATACATATCCAGGTATGCTGGCGATTGCTGATGGAACATCTTGGGATCCTCTTGGGGATGGATCTCAAGCACTAATGGTATTCATAAACGGCGCATGGTCGGCAATGGCTGAAGCATAATGGAGATATAAATGGCAGATATACAAACAATTAACATAGGATCAGCAGCAAATGACGGAACAGGCGATGATTTACGTGAAGCATTTGTAAAAGTTAACGCAAACTTTAACGCATTGAATTTAGCACAAGGTCCTGCAGGGGTTAACCTTGGAAGTTCTGGAGGAAAAGTTTTAGCCGATGTAACTAGCAATACTTTGAGATTTAGAACAATAGTTGGTGGAACAAATATAAATGTTACAGAACTTGATAGCACCATTGTGCTAGACGGAACAGTGCCAGATCAGTCTAATCCAATTATTAGTGACACAGGTAGTATTACAGTAGGCAATGGAGCAGCATGGGCACTATATGGCGGAGACGGCGTAGAGACTAGATCTGATAATAATGCTAGTCCAAATCCACAAATTATTATTGATGCAGGATTAGAAAGAGACCAAAGCCCTAGACTTGTAGCAGGACTAGATGCCAATAGCCAAAATATTACCGGTGTAAATAACTTTAGTGCAACTAGTTCTTTGACTGGAACTCTTACTGTATCTACTACAGGGACTATAGGCACACTTGTTCCAACAAATATCAAAAGCAAAGGCACTGACACAGTTGACTACGAAAATAACTTGGGCAAATTTTTAACATTTGATTTTGGGGGTGTTGATAATACCTACACCGGTATACTTCAATTTATTTTAGGAACATCTACTGTTGATTTAGGAACTTTTAATTCGCCATCTATTGGTAGCATAGATCTAGGAGCAATTTAAGGAGGGCAGATGTCTGCACCACAATGGAGCGTAATTAATAATACCAGTCTAGGTATCCTACAAGAACGTGAAACTATTGCAATCGATTTACCTTTAGTAGACACTAATGGTGTAACAGCCAAAGTAATTAGTGGTGCTTTGCCAGACGGTCTTAGAATTTCTGGAACACAGATTGTAGGAACGCCTTATAATGTCAAGCAAATTGTAAGAAATGTATTTTGCATTAGAGCAACAAACAGCGACGGTATTGCAGACAGAACGTTAACTTTGACTGTTGATGGTTACGATGAACCTGTTTGGGTCACTCCAGCAGGAGATCTTCCTGTAGGCCCAAATGGTGTGTATTTTGTTTTGGATAGCACTCCTATTGATTTTCAACTTGAGGCATACGATCTTGATACCACAGCAGGCGAGGAGCCATTGGAGTTTATTTTAGGAGATGGCAGCAGTCAAGGTGAAAGCACATTACCACCTGGGCTGAGTATGTCTTCTACAGGAAAAATAACTGGTATTGTTGATCCATTACGTGCATTAGATATCAATGAAATAGTTTTAGGATATGACGCAGGCAGATACGGAACCAATGTGTTTGACTGGGGCGCAGCATCTGATGATAGAATAAACAGTTATTATTATGGTGATGTAGATGTAAGTAACTTGGACCTTGTGCGTCCTCCAAGAAAGTTAAATAGACGTTATACGTTTGTAGTAACTGTTTCTGATGGTTACGCTACAAAACAAAGACAATTTACAATTTATGTTGTTGGTGATGATTTTACAAGAGCTGACAACACCATTATGCAGGTTAGTAATGGTGTGTTTACAGCGGACATTACTTTTGAAAGATTACCAATTTGGATCACTCCTGAAGATCTTGGTAAGCGTAGAGCAAACAACTATCAAACTATATTTCTAGAAACAGTGGCGCAACCTGATGTAAGTGGCGCTCTTTATTATAGTAAAAAACAAAGAAATCCTGGTGTGTATAAATTAAAATCAACAGGAGAAATCACAACTGGGTATTATGAATTAAGTGGTGCACTTCCTTATTTTCCTATTGCAAAAAGAGGACCAGACAGTTTAGACGAATTTTTTGCACCTGATCCTATCACTACAGCTGAATTTGAAGTTGTAGAAGCAGAAAGTGTCAGTGAGCTACCTCCAGGATTAGACTTAGATCCTGCAACAGGCGAGCTTGCTGGTATTATTCCATATCAACCTGCTGTCACAAAAGATTATAAATTTACAATCGGTGCTATTAGATACAACGAAGATACTGGTATTGTTACTGTATTTGGAACATATTATGAGGATACACTAAGTGGCACACAAACTATAAAAATTGCAAAATTAGATGACACACTTATTGATGGTATTGACGACTTGGCTGCACTTGTTGACCAAGATGTTGAAATTGAAGGTAGAAATTATACAATAACTAGTGTTAGTAGTCTTTCCCCAGATTACGATACAATAACGTTAGATAGAGGACTTGATAGATATTACAAACATGAACCGTTAGTTGTCAAAGAATCAACACTACCTTCTGCAGATTATTTCTTTGTAGAAACTTTGAGCACAGCTGATCAGTTGTTTTACAATGGACAAGACTTGATCTTTAGCGATACAGAAAAATATAACATTACCAGTATTGCAGATTATGTAAAATACACAGTTAGTGTTGATATCACTAATAGTCTTGAATTAAATACCAACACCACAGGCACTGCAGGCGGTCCAGGCATAGTTGGTATATTAGAACAATTTTTAGATGTAGGGGACCTTCCAGCTTATATCACCACAATTAGCGGTAGTGCAGGTATACATACAGTAACACTTACTATTCCTCTTACAGCAAATACAAGTAGTTCAGCTTATGTTAAAGACCTTTTCCATACAGCTGATAGTGCTACTGTTAATATTGTAAAAAATAATCAATATCAAAGAATAGGATTGAGCACAACTCTTATCAGAACTTTTAATATAGGAAGAAACATAAGCCTTGGAGTAATTAGAGGACTTTCTTTCCAAAAAGATTTTGCAAGAGACGAAAGTAATTTACTAGAAAAAATAAAAACGTTTAAAATACAAACATTAGGTGAAATTGACAGTGTCTTGAGTTGGGAATCTCCTGCACAATTAGGCACTATTAAACCTAATAGAGATAGTGTATTTGCTGTTAAAGCAAAATCTACATATGCAAATGCAGTGTTAACATACAGTGTATTATCAGGTGCTTTACCGTTTGGCATGACATTAAAATCAACCGGAGAAATAACTGGAAGATTTCCAAGTGTAGGTAGTTTATCTGCTCTTGGTTTAACACAAATCGATAATGCTAATACAACCTTTGATGGTAATACACAAAGTTTTGATAGAACATTCAAATTTACAGTTTTAGCAAGAGATAGATTTGCAAATACAAATATAACACAAGAATTCACAATTAAGATAGATACTACTGATACAAATCTGTATAGTAATATATACATGAAACCATTTTTACCTACATCTCAACGCAGTAAAATCAATAATTTCCTAAACAATACTACAGTGTTTGATCCAGTAAGTTTATATAGACCAAGTGATCCTGAATTTGGTGTGCAAAAAGAGCTACGTAGTTTGGTGTTTGCAGGAATAGAACAAAAAAACTTGTCTAATTATGTTAGTGCAAGTGTTAAAGGGGTTAAAAGAAAGAAATTTAATTTTGGCGATGTAAAAAAAGCCACTGCAAAAACAGTAGGAACCCAAGAAGAAATTTACGAAGTAATTTATATAGAATTAGTAGATCCTGCACTACCATCTAAAGGAGAAACAAGAGATAGTTTCTTATCTCCTAACGGGGGCAAAAAAATCACTGTAGATAGTGTAAGGTTTGAGCCAATTGATGACGAGTATGGTGGAGGTGCAGGCGGTGTTGATTTAGCAATTACAAAAAAAGACAACACAGTTTTTAAAATTGATTTGAGATCGGGGCAGCTAAAAGTTGTAAAAAGAGGTGGCGGCACTGTAAATATTCCAGCTGTTGGCATTTTGCAAGTAGGTTCTCGTTCAGGAAGCAATGTAGGTATAACAATCGCAAGCACAACTACAATTGACGGATTGGAAGAGACTTGGCGTCTAAGACCAGATTGGACTACAATCACTATCGATAGTAATGCTATAAGTGTGAGCGAAGCTGAAGACAGAAAAACTTACATAAGCAATATTGAAAAAATGAGGACTAATATTTCCAATATAGGAGAAAGCAGTAAGGATTTCTTGCCGCTTTGGATGCAAACTGCACAAAAAGGTAGCTTGAAAGAATTAGGCTATACTTTTGCAATACCACTTGCCTATACTAAACCAGGCCAAGGCGACCAAATATTAGCAAATGTAAAAAATTATTTGAAAAGCAACGAACAAAATTTTGATTTTAATCAAATTAATTACGACATAGATAGGTATATAATTAACGCAACAAATGAAAGCAATAATGATCAATATATTGTGTTCGGTAATTATCAATTTAACAGTTGAATGGAATAAATAGTATAACAAAGGAAAACAAATGGCAAGTAACATTAATACAACAACAATAGATGAAAATTATCCGGTAGCTGGTATTGATAATGATAGCCAGGGATTCCGCGATAACTTTGCTAGTATCAAAACGAACTTGACAACAGCAGGCACAGAAATTACAACATTGCAAGCAAACAGAGCACGTATTGATGCAGACAACGATCATTCTGGTAACGAAATACAAAATGCTGAACTACTTCAAGTGACTCCAAAATTCAACAAAGCATTCAATACATTAACTGGCGACCACGAAGTTGACTATAGAGATGCACATGTTCACGTTATAAATTGGGATTTTGGTAGTCCAGGTAATATAGCTACAGTGACTTTTACAGGCTGGCCTACTGACAGATATGCAAGCCTCAGGTTGATTATGAGTGTCGATAATCCAGGCAATAATGATACCCAAATTACTCTTAGTGCAGGAGCAGGCGATGCGAAACTTAATGATAGGACTAATGTAGATACTTGGAATGGTACAAGCATATTAACACTTAGCGGAAATATAGGTGAAAAAACTATTGTTGATGTGTTCACATACGATTCTGGTAATACCCTATTCTTTGACTACGTTGATCGTTTTACATCTATTCCATAAGGATATCATATGCACCCAAATGCTAAATCTTTAAGCGAACTATCTAACCAAGAGTTAGAAAAGAAAATTCTTAAATTAAATGGCATGTATTTTATGACGAACGATGCCCATGTGCGTCAACAAATGATATTATTAT